CCCATAACAAAAATAGCAATACCAAGACATTAAACCTGACGGATAATTTATCCTGTCCTGGCAAGATCACATCTTTGCTTAATAATAATTTTCGAGCTGCGCGACCATCTTCAGAAGCGCAACCCGATTCACAACGGGTGGTTGGTAATTCAATTTCTCTCGGGCGCCAGCCAACCATCTTGGCGCCCAGAGGCGAAAATCCTCCGGTGAGTGCATAGACAACTCCATAATGGCGTTGTTCACATTCGTCTTCGTGATTTCCCGTGAATCCGCACCTTTCTTGGTGAAATACAACATGTCCAATATAGAAGTCATGGACAAGGGGGCAACATACCGCCCCAGAACTGGCTCAAAGCGGAAGCCCCTCTTAAGGAATGTCAACTCATTGACTTTCCTATAGAGAACCATTGCCTCCGTCTTGAGTTCGTCCGTATAATCAAAACCAAGATCGGCCATAGCTCTGCCAAGAGTTTCATAATTAAAGAAACTCAGGCAGTCATCAGCCACATTACACATGCTATCATCACCATACCCAATAAAATAGACCTTATCAGCAAACTGCTGCAGGCCTTTAATTCCTAAGGGGTGCAGTTTGATCCAGCACATGATATGCAACTGCTTGTTTAAAAGAGAATTAATGATGGCAGTCAGAAAATGACCACTAGGAAGACTCTTCATCCACTGATAAAGCGTTCTACCACACAGATGTATGGAGTTAACTAAATCAGCAAAAAGAACCCTCCGAACCTGGGCATTCTCTTCACCATCATCATACCAACGGTTAATCAACTCACAGAGCGCCTCAAACAATGCGGCATACTCCGAGGTATCAAAACCATGGAAATCACCTGCAAGCCCATGCTGCCCTTTCGAGTGCATACTCTTAAACAAGTAATCCCAATCCTCAGAATAGGGATTTATCCCAACTCCACAACCCACATTGATGTTATTCTTCATCAACCAAATTGTAAAGTCAAGAAAATACATCCTGCATAAAATCGTATACAGAAGAGGGGCCGCAGACACTAAACGCGTCTTGCAGTCCCTAACTCTATCCTTCTTCCGAAGTTCATCCTTGAGCGTGTCGACATAGACGTGAAGGGATCTCTCACCTCTCTTCGCCTTTTCGATACACTCCATTGCATCCTCCTTAAGAGCAATAGCCTGGGGGGACGAGAAGTCATATCTCTCACCTTTCCCAAAGTACCACTCCTTGCCACGAAAACCCGGCTTAGGACTGCACACATAAGGATACCCTGCTGAGGTACCCCTAGGAATGGAGTTACAAAAGTCCACACCCTCAATACCCTCACACGCTTCCTCAAAAGAGTAAACCTTCGAGGTGCGGTTGGGGGAGAGAAACGGCAGCCACTGTGAAAACATATAATCACTGGCGACTACAATCAAATCAAAGTCAGGAACAACCGTAGGAGCACCATACTTTTCAATAGCAATGTGCTTCGGATCCAGAATTGTTCCGTCTTCCAAGATCTTTTTGGCCAAACGCGCTGGAGCCTTCTCGGTGG